CAAAGGAGCAGGGGTTGCCTTTTTAAACCTATCCTTTTGGCTTAGTTCTTAAATATACTTTGAGCGTGAGGCGTGGCGGAAATAGACGCTATGGTTGGGTGAGTAAAACTAAAAAAGCGGTATTAGCTGAAAGGCGAACCATTGTACGAACGTGGTACATAAATCTCACCATGCAGGTAATAGTGGCGTTCCCGTCGACCGCAAATCGGCGGGTATCTTCCTTAACCCCTGCCGCCTCAATGCTCATAACAGGGAAGGATAGGGGAAAGCCTGTAGCTTAACTGAAAGGAAAAGCACCGTGCTCATAACTCGGAAGTTGCGATGAAAGTGCGCCAGGCAAAGTACCCGGCCTCCTGATTTTAAAACAACGTAAAAAGAAATAATTAACCATAAACTTAGGTAAGGTATGACAAATGATGATGTTACCCATTGGATACCGCTTCCAGAACCACCAACCGAATCCACCGCATCTAACCATACAGACATATGACAGCCAGGCAACGATATAACGAAGCGCACCGGGTGTATACACAGCGCAAACACCCGGTATTTTATGCAGATGGTCATTATGCACCTCCCACATGGCCTAAAGTAACCACCAGCAACGGACTTACCCGGGCAATCATTAACTTTATTATCTGGTCTGGAGGTAACGCTGACAGGTGCAGCACCGTTGGCAGACTGGTGGATAAGACGGTTAAAGTGGAAGGTGGACGGACCATGCAGGTAAAGCGCATGATCACTTCCAGCAACCGGAGAGGGTCGGCGGATGTAACCTCTACAATACGTGGAAGGTCTGTTAAATGGGAGATCAAGATAGGAAACGACCGGCCATCAAAAGAGCAGCTGGGGGAACAGGCCCGGGAAGAATATGCCGGTGGGAGGTATATTTTTGTGAAAACATTTGAGGAGTTTTTGTATGAATACGATAAACTTATAATCACATGAGCCAGCAACCCACCACCTTAACCGACCGCCGGATCCTGGCGCTTACCCGGGTGGCTAAAAAGAACCATAAAACCAGGAAGTATCTTGAGGTGGTTAAAAAGAAAAAGAGTTGGCAGGAGTTTTTGGCGAAATAATCCGTATCTTTATAGGCAATCGAATTGCGCTCGATTATTAACGTATTGGGTTCTTTGGATTTTTGCGGCGCAATCGCATTAATCCTTTGAACCCAGCTTTATTTTATGCTGTCATCAATATACCAGGAGTACAATGATTTAGGGCTTACCCTTATACCGGTGGAGTGGGACACAGAGAACAAACAACCTAAATCACACAGGAGGTGGGGTGGAGAAGTGAAATCACTACCGTTAAACTCTTCTCATACCGGACTTATGGTACGGACGTCCCGGCCTTACCATTGTTTCGATTTCGATCTAAAGAATACGGAAAATAAGAACCTGTACCACCAATGGTTTAACATTGTAATAAACCAGCGGCCTGATCTAATTGACAAGTTCTTTATTGAACGTACACGCAACGCAGGGTATCACGTTTGGTTTAAATACCCAAAGGATTTACACAAACTATCACTGGCTGATAGCGACCGGGGAAATGAAGTGATTGCTTTATATGCAGGCGGACCGCTGGCATACACTTACCCGACGCCAGGTTACGATATTATCAGCGGGTCAATGGCTGATCTGCAGGAGATCACGGAGGACGAGTTTAACTACCTGATCGAAACGTCCCAATACTTCAATGAATACCATCCTGAGTATGACCCGGCGCTTAAAGCGATATCATACCCACATGGTTATGAGGCTTTATTATCAGCGTTCGATACGCATTTACCGGATGATCTTTGGACACAGTTACTTAAAGACATTGGGCTGCAGCCTTTGCAAAACCACAGATATAATAAGAAGGACCACTTCACTGCTTTCAGGCGTACAGAATCAGCGTCAAATGCACTAAGCGCAAAGGTTTACTATAAGAATAAGCGGGTAATGATATTTTCCCACAGTATGCGTCAATACCCAAACTGGCACGACCGAGGTGAATATCCCGTTTGGTGTCTTCCACCGTCGTTCGTTATATTTTATCAGCAAGGCAGGTCATGGGAGAAAGCCATTGAAACAATCCAAACCATCGCCGAATCAGCCATGATCGAATTGCCAGAACCCGTTATATTCAAAACAGATTACCCATTGCATATCTTCCCGGAATCAATCAGGCAGTCAATTATCGAGGTGTGCAATACAAGATCCCTGGCGCCCCAGTTTGTAGCCACGGCTGGCCTGTGGGCTGTCAGCTCCCTTGCTGGAAGCCGGTATGTTTCAGACTTCAACGGAGAAGGTAAGAATATTCTGTTTTGCCTGTTGGTTGCCCCGGTATCTGTGGGTAAAACACCGGCATTTAAGGTCGTGTGCGACAATCCGCTGCAGCGTATTTACCGGTCATACGATCAACTTTACGAACAGAGCCTGCAGGAGTATGAACAGAACAAACTGGAGGCACAAACGAATAAAGCTGTCAAGGTAGGCCACAAACCACGCCGGTATATCCCGATTGCCACGGACGGAACGACGGAAGGGTACATTCAAAAATCAACATACCAGCGAAACGGGATCGGCGTGTACCAGGATGAGGCTGAAACGATATTTAATGCTGGTAACTTTAAGGCCAGTAATGATGCCATCAGTTTCTTCACTCAAGCGTTCAGCGGCGGCAGGACCGCTCAGATCCGGGCCGACGATACAAAAGAACGGGTAGTTCCGAACCTGAACCTAAACCTGCTTATGGGCACTCAGCCGGGGCGTATTAAGAATATATTTACAGAGGACAGGTTGGCCTCTGGTTTCGCATCCAGGTTTCTTATGGTAGAATCCGATTACATTGAATTAAGGACAGATACAGATCCGTTCGATACTAAGAAAGAGATGTGTACCGATTGGGTAGAACTATTGCAGTCGCTATTCAAACGTGGGGCTGAGTATAATGACGGCTCCGATGAAGTGCCCATACTGATCACGGATAAAGGAAAAGAATTGTACAGAAAGTACTACCGGCAGCAGCTTGAGCATGCCAATACACAGATAAGATCGAAGGCGGAAGGTTATATATTGGGCACAGAGGCCAAGATGAGCGCATACCTTCCAAGACTTATACAGATCGTGGCCATCATGCATAATCCGGCAGACCCGGTGATCACAGACGAGATAGTTCAATATGGTTGGGATTTATACCAATACTACAGCCAGTCAACTTTAAGAATAATATCCTCTCTACACAGCGAAATAGAAGGAGGTCTGCCCAAAGACTTGGAGCTTCTGTTTCAATCTCTCCCCGAACAGTTTACCAGGAAAGAAGCGGCTGAAACATGCGTTAGGATCAATCTCCCTGAACGCAGGTTTGAATCAGCTATCCGGGGTAAATATTTCTCAAGTTTATTCTCCAGGCCAGAATACGGAAAGTATCGTAAGCGTTAGTTACACCTTTCTATATACCCCGTAATTCACACTTACAAATAACGATGCAAACTTTGGACTTCTTATGGCCCCCTGAAACCACCTTTCGCTGTACCCAAGCCTTTCGCATAAAGCCCTGGCCTCTGATGTTGTAAAAACCGATTTGCATTCTTTTATAAAAAGTAGATGCTTTTCTGATAGTGCTTTTTTCATTTTTTAATGCAAGATACGCAATTATCACAACATATACAAGTAAAGTAAATACGCCAGTTTGTATAGTTTGTAATCAAGATGGAACGATAAGTTATTGATTGTCATAAAAGAACCACACTTTGTATGGTTTGCATAAAATCCTTTTTTTATTTTTTATATACATATAGAATATATATAATTCTTATATACTTATGAGTTGGTTACAAACTATACCAACTGCACGCCAGTAGCGGTTTTCAGCCATACAAACTTTCGACGAACAATACAAACTTAACTTTTATTTTGCCATCTGATCAGTGTGGTGTAGATTTGGGGTATGGAAGTAGGCAGACCAAAGGAGCCGCTGATACTGTGGGAAGGATGGGCACAGGAAGTGCTTACCTTGTATGAGGTAGGCGCTTCGGACGTTGAAATAAAGGCGCTTATATGGAAACGGAGAGGGTCATTTTCAAACGATTTATGGGATCGATGGTTGAAAGAAGAGGCTGAGTTTTCGGAAACCATAAAGGTCGGAAAGATGCTTTCTGAGGCTGCCTGGACGAAGCAAGGAAGAGAGAACCTAAAAGTTAAGGAATTTAACTATGTTGGATGGTACATGAATATGAAGAACCGGTTCAACTGGTCAGATCGCACCCAACAAGAAATAACAGGCGCACAAGGCGGCGCAATAATCTTTCAGCCGGCGCCAGGCTGCAAACCCATTGATGATACTGGTAATACCACTGCTCAATAACTCCAATTACGAACAACTCAGGTTTTCTTTACGTTCAATAACCAAACATCACCAGATTGACCGATGTATTATTATTGGTGGTAAGCCGAAGTGGTATACTGGTGATCATATTCCGCACAAAGATTACGACCCGTTTCATAAAGAGCATAATATTCGTGATAAGGTGTTGACTGCCGCATCAACCATTACTGGAGAGTTCATGTTTGCAAACGATGATCACATCTTACTTTCCCCACTGAATAAAGTTTACAACAAAGGGACTATTAAGCAGGAACTTGATAAGCGGATCGGTAACGGAACTTACACCAGATGCCTTCGCAATACTTACGAACGGTATGGTGATATACCGAACGTTGATACTCATTGCCCGATGATTATGGATTCTGAACTTATTAAACGAACTGCATTTGAGTGGCCCGTATTTGGTATCGGTTTTAAGACATGCTACTGTCAGGAGAATGGTATTCAGTCAGAATACTACGATGATTGTAAGGTATCAACGATTAATAAGGTCCGAAACAGGTTATGGTTCTCAATGACCGATAATTTCCCTGTAAAAGATTTATTTGTTCATTTCCCTGATAAGAGTATCTTTGAGGTGTAAACAGGATCGGGAGCCTGAAAGATGTTAACCGCCGAAGTTCTCCCGAGCCGAGGCGGTTTTTAATTTTATACTATGCCAAAGAACAAATATTACTACCGCTCCGCTAAGACAGGCAGGTTCGTTTCTGCTAAGTATGCAGCGAAACATCCGAATACAACCGTTCGTTGTAAACGATGAGTAAACTCGCCATCATATCCCTTAAATACCTGGAGCCTTACTATGCCGATACTTTGAAGTGTTTGGAAGGGTTGCCTTACAATGTATTCTATGCCGACCGTGATGGTGTCGGTAATATGTCAAGGGCCTTCAACGAGGCGGTCCATAAGTTACCAGATGGCTACGATTACATCTGGCTCATCACGAACATCACATTCACTCCTGAGGTTCCGCAGAAGCTGATGGATGTACTTGACCTGAATAAAGATTATTCAGCCGTTCACCCCGCAATGTCTACCAGTGATCACCCGCATCTGTGGCCAGGCGAAGTAAGAGAAGTGCCATTTATTGAACTTACCGCCCCGATGTTTAGACTGTCTGATTTCAAACGCTTCTATTTGTGCGAACAGACGCCTTATTACTATATGGATTTAATTATTTCTTACCAGTTGAAGCAGGCCTGTAAGAAGTTACTATGTTGCGGTGATACAGATATTCATCATACATACCTTCGCAATCAAAGTAAGTTTCATCCTATTACTCACCTGCGTAAACAGCTGCGTGATTATCATACAGAACCATCAAAAAAATACATGACGGACACTTATGGTCCTGATTGGAAAAAAACATTATGGCCCCAATAAAAGGTACTACCGAAGAACTGCAGTTTTGGGAACGGTTCGCTAAAACAGATCGGTTCCTACATGGCTGGGTATCTAAAACAAAGACACCTGAACTTCAGCAGATCGTTGCTGACTTCATCCTTAACCATCCGCATAATAAGATACTGGACTGTGGAAGCGGGGTAGTATCAATCCTGAATGGGTTATGTGATGGCGAATTGGTTTCTACAGACCTGTTGGGTGATGAGTATCAGAATTTATTTGATTACCAGGTACACGAACTGAAACCGCCGCTACCAATCGCAGCAGAGAACCTTCCGTTTAATAACAAGTTCGATATTGTTCACATGAGCAATGCACTGGATCATACACAGAACCCGGTTAAGGCGTATAAACGACTGTACGATGCCTGCAAACCTGGGGGTTATGTGATCATTCAGGGATTCGAGAATGAGGCAACGTATGAGAACTGGCAAGGTATGCACCAGTGGAATATTTACGTTAAGGACAACCGGCTGTATTGTGATGGCAAGTCCGAGTTGTTCTTATTGGCTGACGACCCGGTGATTTGCGAAACAGTTACATTCGAGAATAAAAAATCATGGTTTATATGGATCACCCAAAGATAATAGTCTGCGACTGTGATGGCGTACTAACGGACGGTAAACTAAACATCGACCATAACGGAACCAAGATGTTTAAGTCTTTCCACACCAAAGACGTTCGTGCCATCCGTGAGTTTATCGCAAACGGATATGAATTTTATATAGTGTCTGCTGATGATTGGGGAGCTAAAGGATTCGCAGAAAAGGTGGGTGCAGTGTTTATTGAACTAAGGGACAAGTCGAAGATCCTGGAGTTTATCAAAGATCCATTTATCTGCATCGGTGATGATGTTTGGGATGTTTCGATGATGAAACATTCGGCGAAGGCTTATAAGCCGCAGGATTCAAATATTGACGCAGGCAAACGTATGCAAACCCCTGGCGGACATGGTGTAATCGCAGAACTGGCAAACCTACTGCTATGAACCTTCTGATCACTATACCGTCCACACAAACCCCACATGGAGGATTGAGGGTAATACTTGAGTGGGCCAATAGGCTTGCTAAATACCATAGCGTTTTATTGTATGACCTTTCCGGGAAGAATAACTGTTCATGGTTTACGGTACAGGTTAAATACTGCGATGCTTCCAGCTTATGGGAGGCTGATTGTGTTATACTTACATCACCTCACTCAGCCCACTTACTTGATATCATCCTGCCGAATCAAAAATGCTTCCTGTTCCTGCAGATGATGGAGGATATGTTTAAGCCAACCGATCATAACTGGCTTACAATGTGCCATAAATTCTATACATCAAATTACCCGGTTATCAGTATAAGCCAATGGAATATTGATACGCTAAGAAACAAGTTCGGAAGGTTTGGGCAGATACACTATATCGGTAACGGTGTAAATCTTGATCACTTCCCGGTGTCAACACAGAACAAGGAGCCGGATTGCGTACTTATTGAGGGCTGGGAGCCAACGAACCCAACAAAGGATATTGACAGGATATCTCACAAGGTAGCGCTTCAACTAAAAAAAGATGGGTACACAGTTATTGCTTATGGTGGCGTTCAATGCAGGTCTGATTTCAATTTATTGCACCAGTATTTCAGGCAACCATCTTTATCTCAGCTAAACAGGATATATGAACGGGCATCCGTACTAATTAAAGCATCAAAGTATGACGCCCGTTCCTGTAGCCCGGTAGAGGCAATGACAAAAGGAACGGTTACAGCCAGGGCGATTATACAAGGTGATGACGATCTGGTACACGAAGAAAATTGCCTGCGGTGTGATTACGATGCAGATCAACTATACATTGCAGCAAAACGAATTCTTACTGATAACCAATTGAGATCACGGCTATCTGAATCATGTGTGAAATACGCAGAATCATTAAATTGGGATGGTATAATTGATCATGTAAACAGCATTATATGCAACGGCTGATACTCGGGCCCGGGCCCCGGTGGACGAAAGAGCCAAATGATACGTTCTGTGATATAAGGCAATACGGGAATATTGATGTTGTACATGATCTGAATGATCGGTGGCCGTTCAATGATAGCATGTTTATCCATGTTTCAGCCGTTCATGTGGTAGAGCATCTAAACGATCTGCTTCACTTTATGAACGAAGCACACAGGGTTCTTAAGCCCGGTGGTTCGTTATACATTGAAACCCCGCTGGCAGGAGGTGATCCTGATCTTGAATTTGCTGACCCAACACATAAGCGCTGCTACAGAATTCATACGTTCGTAAATTATTTCTCACCCGAAGGAGTGGATAAATTCAAGTACACAGACAAGGCATGGAATCTGTTTTATCTCTCTGTAAAAGATAACTGTATCTTTGTCCACGCATATCCAATTAAGTGAAAGAAACAATAATACAGTACACCCCGGTATTCGAGGCTAATAAAAGGGCTTATGAATCAGGGCTATACCGGTTTATAGGTAATGAAGGATCCAGCCGTTCTTCTAAGTCATACTCACTGGCTCAGCTGATGAATATAATTGCCTACAGCAAAAAGAAGGAAATTACCGTTGTTTCCCCATCGCTTCCTCACCTGAAACGTGGCGCAATGAAAGACGTTCTGGATACGGTAAAGGAGATGGGTATTTACAGGGAGGATAACCATAATAAAACAGATAATATACTCAGGTTCCCAAGAACAGGGTCATACATTGAGTTCTTTGGTACGGAGGAGGAGGGTAAACTAAGAGGCCCAGGCCGTGATATCCTTTGGCTCAATGAAATGAATCTTATAAACCATTCTGCATACACGCAGCTTGCCCTGCGTACCCGTGATGTGATATTCGGGGACTGGAACCCGGCTGACGAGGATTGTTACGTGTATGATCTTGCTGACAAGCCAGGAAATAAAAAGATACATTCAACATACCTGAACAACCTCCAGTTCCTTACCAAAGAGCAGATTAATGAGATAGAGGCGCTTAAAGATGTGGATGAGAACCTTTGGCGTGTTTTTGGCCTCGGCCTGCGTGGATCATCGTCTGAACTTATCTACACCCATTACAAACTATGCTCGGGGTTCCCGGTGTGCGAGGAGGTATCTTACGGACTTGATTTCGGGTTTAACCACCCGTCAGTACTTACGAAAGTGGGCATTCTGGATGGAGCCATCTATGTACAGGAATTACTGTACGAATCCCGCCTGACTGCCACCGAGATGGCCGAAATAATAAAAATGCATGGAATCACAGACAGATGTGAGATAATATGCGATAGCGCCAGACCTGAATCTATCGAGGAACTTAATAGGGCCGGGCTGTGGGCCACACCTACAAATAAATCAGCAACCACATCCAAAGGGTATGTGTACGAATCAATTCAATGGCTAAAGGGGCGCCCGTTGTATATTACGGAAAATAGTATAAATTTGTTGAAAGAGATAAAAGCCTACAAGTGGAAAAAAGACAAAAATGGTAACGTACTTGACGAGCCGGTTAAGGTAAAGGATGACGGTATGGATAGTATGCGTTACGCCGCTTATGGCAAATTTTCACAACCTCAAATAATTTACGCCGGTGCAACTTATTGATTGGATCCCAGGAGTAAAACAGCTAAAGGCGCAGGTCAATGCCTTGCAGAATGCCAATATCACGCAGCTATATAACCAGGTATTCCCGACATGGCAATCGTACAAAGCCGTCGGTATTATCCGCCTTGTTGATGAAATATACTCGGTCACTCATAAACTGGCTGTTACCTGTGCAGGCATTCCATTATACGGGTACGATAAAGAAGGCGAATACCTGAATGATGCAGATAAGTTGTCTGTGTTTCTCCGAACTCTAACGTACACTAAGAAGGTAGAATTATTTCACTGGCTTGTGTTATGCGATGAGGCTTTTTGTTACAAAGAAAAAACGCTCGGCCTGAATGGTACGGTAGAGAAAATAACTTTCCTTAACCCTCAGTGGATGACATTATTCGTGTCCACGGATTTCCCGCAGCGAATCATCGGGTATAAGTATTGTGATCCGAATACTGGTTATGAGAAGGTTCTTTTAGAGGATGAGGTTATTTTTATGCGTGGCTTCAATCCTACCAATGACGCTAACCAGCGTTGGAGGGGACTTAGCAGGGTTGAGATACTTTGCCGCAGGCTCACCAGACTTGAAAGCAATATGGCCAATAGCGTCGCACAGATGCAGAACGGTGGAACGCCGGGGGTATTGTTTGTGAAGGGATTGCCTTCGGATGGCAAGGCAAAGGGAGTGAGCGACGGCATGAAAGAGAACTATGCAAGATTCGCAAAGAATCCGGCAAATAAAGGGGCGCCTTTCATCCAGGTGGGGGAATTCGGTTACATACAACTTGGACTATCCCTCGCCGATCTTGACAGTGCGAAACTGGCTGACATGGACATGAAGGCTATTTGCAACGTATGGCATCTGCCAGTTCAATGGTTCAATGCCGAAACAGCCAGTACGGACAGCAATGTAAAGGCCATGATGGTGCAGGTTTACACCGCTGGCGTTAAGCCGTACACCAGCATGGTGGAAGATGCGTTTAATACTGAACTGGTAATAGATTTCGGTGCTGACACCCGTTCGGTGGCGTTCGATTTCAGTGATATACCAGAGCTGGCAGAATCATTGAAGGATAAGATTGAGGCAATGAACGCCTCTGTATCTGTAGTTCCAAACGAGCAGAGAGAGCTGCTCGGTTATGACCGTATTGACGACCCGGCTATGGATGAACCGTGGGTTAAATCTGGATGGGAGCCACTGAGCAGTTTTACAGCAGTTGAACCAGTAACAGACGGTCCTTTATGAAATCAACGCAAGATATTGCAACGGCCGTTATAAAACGGGTTAATTTGACGCTGCTGAATGAACTCCCGGAACCATCATGCCCGGTAGCCAGGGAACAGTGGCGGTGGCGTATGGAGGAGGTGAAGAAAAAAGTTGCGATGTATTTATACCCTAATGTTGGGGTTAATGTGGAGGTAAAGCCGTAGTTTAGTGTTGCGATTTTTCACGGACTTATCAAAATAAAGTTGTTCGGAAAAATCGCAACTTGCCTTCAAATAAAAACAATGTACAATGAAAAGTTTTATAATTACGAATTATGTTAAATTGGTTAGCTGGTATCGTAAGTTTTCTATATACGATACCCGTGTAGGGCGGTTATTGTTTAAGAAAAAAGCTGCGGAGCATCACGCCGACAGGCGGGAGGGAATTAGATGTTTTGTTAAAAACGACCCGGATTTAGGGTTGATGTTCCGGTTTGAACGTAACCCCGTTTTCGATTAAGGACTTTTTAAAAACCTCTTTTTGCTCCTTAGTCAGGGTTGCGTTGATGTAGGCTGTAAGTATCTGCCTAATTAAAGTTAACTCAGCTGCTGCTACTGATATCGGTGGCGACTGCATTATTTTTTCATTCTCCATAATCTAAAATTCAATCTTCGCTCTATAGTGGCCCGGGTTTCTTAAATAATAACCTTGTGTGCCTATTTACACATAATTGCGATTATAAAACTTTTCATTACCGAGAAGGCAAGACCATGTGCGTGGGCTTTATAATTACCGGGCCAGTATGTACCTTTATTGTATGACAAAACAGGACAAACGCACATACCTGCACAAATGGCACCGGTTCCAGCAGACAAAGGAGAACCAGTTTACGCCCAAGTTCACCAAAGCATTAAAGCAGCAGATCAGGCAATATGCAGAGCGTGGCATGATCACATCGGCCCCGGTATACGCAGTACTGGTTGAATTATACAGAACAGTGGGCCCTCAATGGGCAGCAGCAACCGGTGTTCATCGTTTGCGGCAAAGTAAAGCCCGCATGCCGATGGGATTCAGTGAAAGGATTATTGAACTCATGCGTAGGTATTACGGAATTGATCTGTTGAATAACGCCGAAGGGATTACCAATACAACAAGGGACATAATACAGAAAGTTCTTGGTGATGCGGCCATTACCGGACAGTCTATTAATGATATCGTTCGTGCGCTGGAAGAATCACCAGAGTTATCCCAGATGAGGGCCCGGCGTATTGCAAGAACTGAAACAACAGCAGCAGCCAATACAGCCTCGCTGATAAATGCAAAAGAATCGGGTGTACCAATGCGAAAGATATGGCTTGCCGTTCACGATAAGCGTACAAGGCATTCACATCGAAACGTTGATGAGGTAAAAATAAACATTGATGATTCGTTTAACGTTGGTGGATCACAGATGATGCAGCCGGGTGTTCGTAAGCAGCCTAACGGGTTGCCGGTGCCAGCGGATCAACTGGTCAACTGCAGGTGTACTTTGGGGTATGAGGTTATTGAATAACTTTCGTTTCTTTTTTTACCGGCCATTCCGGCCTGCCTTCAATACCAAGTTCACGCTCGAACTTTTCATCAATAGCTTCCTCAACCCATGCTCCTTTGTTTATTTTCCTGGGTAGCTTATCGAATAATTTTTGGTGATGGTCATCAGATATCCTGATGTTTTTACCCTTCTGTGTTTTATTCATAACACAAAATACTACTAAAATGGCATAAAGCAAAATTTTGCTATAAAGTACTTTTATACCCGTGGAAAGAAAAAGCATAAACTTTGAGGTAAAGGACCTGGATAAAACCAAGCGTACCGCCATCATATCGCATGCAGTTTATGACAATATTGACCAGACTGGGGATATCTCCCGGAGGGGTATGTTTACGAAATCATGGCGGGAAAGCCGTAACGATATTTCGCTGTACTTTAACCATGATGACACGCAATCCCCTGGTAAGGTAACAGATGTTTACGAGGATAACCAAAAAGCATACACAAAATCATGGTACGGAACTCATACCCTCGGGAACGATGTGCTTACCATGATGGATGAAGGTATCATCACCAAAGCATCATTCGGATACATCACTGAGAAGAAAAACTACATTGACGTAAAGGGCAGGCGGGTTCGAGAACTGATTGAAGTAAGGCACCTGGAAACGTCTGTTCTCACCAAGATGCCCGCAAACCTTAAAGCAGGAATCGAGAGCGTTACAAAGGCGTTTATGAACCTGTCCGAAGTAAAAACGTTGACGCAGGCGGAGCAAACGATACTTAAAAAGATTGCATCGCAGGATCAGGCAACATTACAGGACCTCATCAACATAGCTGGTAATCTTGACCCTAAAAGCGATTTGTTCACATGGGTTAGCTATGCAATAAGCCGCAGAGCAGACATGATGGGAGATGTAAGGGGTCAATTAAAATGGAACTCTGGAGAGTTAAAGGCGATGAACGATTATGTGAGTAAACTGGAAAAATTCTGCCGGAATACAACGGCGTCCGATGACTGCATTAAGGCAATCACAAATGAACTTGAAGAAGCAAAGTCATTGATATCACAGCACAATACCGCATTCACTCTAACAGAGCCGGGTGCCAGTGTGGAGTGGGGCATATGGCTTAAATCAATAAACAAATTACAACACAATTAAACTCATTTTAATATGTCAAAGAAAACAGCGGCCGTTATTGAAGCTGAAAAAAAGCAGCTGAAAGATAACTATGATGCCGCAGAAAAAGCGTTCAATGAATTTAAGTGCGAAAACCCGGAAGATGTAAAGGGGTATTTCGATGCGCTTAACAAAAAGATCGAAGCAAAGGCAGCTATGAAGGCGATGGATATGAGCCAGGAACTGGAAGAAGTAAAGGAATTGATGGAAACACTGAAAGATGTGAAGGCAGAAGATATTACCGCTGCCGCAGACCAGATCAAAGTGCTGAACCGGTCAATCGAATTGCTGGATGCCAGGGTAAAAGGTATCAGGCAGGCGCCAGCCGGAAACATTGAAAAAAAGAATTTCGGAAATGTGTATGAGGAAGTGATGCAGGAAGTTTTTGAAAGCAAACAGGATGAAATAAAGTCATTCCAAAAAGACAGGCACGCAAAACTGGTGGTTGAAATTGACCGGAAAACCGTTGGTAACATGCTTCTTTCCAGCAACCTTACCGGGGACGGCGTTGCTTCGTATGGAAGCCGGCAGGGTATTGTGCCATCCCAAAAAGTAAATTTCAGGGACCTGATGCCAACAACTATTTCTCCCACCGGTCTGTATGTAACGTACAGGGAAACCGGAACCGAAGGGTCAATCAGCGTGCAGACCGAAGGATCAGCCAAAACGCAGATTGATTACGATCTTACCGAAGTTAAAATGGTGAGCGATTACATTGCAGGATATGCCAGGTTTTCAAAGCAGATGATGTACCAGCTTCCTTTCCTGCAATCGACGCTGCAAAGGATGCTGCTGCGTGATTTCTATAAAGCAGAAAATGCCCGTTTCTTCTCTACCGTTTCTGGAGCAGCCACCGGTTCGACAACAGCTGTAACCGGGCTTACCAATAATGACGCTGAACAGATGCTCGGGTTTATTACAAACCAACTTGCAGCTGACTTTAACGCATCGTATGGACTGGTATCGTACCAGCAGTGGGCAAGGCTTCTGGCAACCAAGCCGGCTGATTACAGTGTTCCGGGTGGAATGGTAATTGATCCGCAGGGTAATATCCGGATTGTCGGCGTACCTATTATCGGCGCCAGCTGGGTAGCAGACGACAAGGTGCTTCTGGCTGATTCTGATTATCTGGAAAGGGTTGAAACGGAATCTATCAGGATTGAGTTCAGCTATGAAGATGCAGACAATTTTACCAAGAACCTGGTAACTGCCCGTATTGAATGTTTTGAAGATGTGAATATGCTTCGCACTGATGCATTAATCTACGGGGATTTCGGTAACGCCTCCTAACGGATTTAGGTGTTGTTACTGATAATAGCCCCTGCCCGATTATGGTCGGGGGCTTACTTTTTAAAACGAATATGACATCAGGATTATCATACAACCAGGTCTACGATGTGGTGGATGTTGAAACCAGCGGAGGGTTAACTGAGCCTGTAACGATAGATGAGGTAAAGAACTTCTGCAAGATTGATGTGAGCGAGGACGACGACCTGATTGAAATGCTTATAACAGCTTGCCGGATTGAATGCGAGGAGTTAACAGATATCGGGTTTGTACGCAGACAGATTGTAGCTTCTTTGAATAACGGGAATGGCGGTATCTACCTACCGCTCGGACCGCACGGGGACATTGAAAGTGTAACAGATAGTGATGAAAATGACGTTACCTACGAATCAGCAAACAGTTATTTTAAGCAGATACTTACTCCTTGCAGCGAAAGGTTGATTGTTACCGTTGACGCCGGGTACGAAACATTACCCAAACACCTAAAACTGGCACTACTGGAATGTATTTTTTACCGGTATGACGAGAGGAAACAGCGGGAGAACGCCTACAAACCGGTTTACCTGGACACCCTAAAACAATACTCCCGGGTATGGTAGTAAATTTGAACAGAAGGATTGAGATAGTTGTTTTTGGAGCAACGCAGAACGATATGGGCGGGAATGTGGCCACTGAGATTGACAGCTGGCCAAAATGGGCGCATATAGATCAACGGTCAGGGTTTAATGTGATGCAGAACGACCAGAATGTATGGCCTTACGATTACAAGGTGATTATGCGCCATGAAAGGACCAGACCAACAAAATCGAATTACGAGATCCGGTATGAAGGATACCGGTTGAAGATAAACAGTATATCCATTGACGACGAAGGATACAAGGGCTACGAAATAGCCCGGTGCAGCAAGGTGGATGAAGTGATAACGCAGGAAACGAGCAGTTAATGCTTAAAATAAAACTTAACGGTTTAGACGCTTTACAGGCCACGGTCGAAAAGACAGCCTCCAAAGCAGCGCGTGAAACTGTTGTAGTTCTTAACAAGTTTGCGAAGGATACTGAAACGATGGCCAAAAGGCTGGCGCCGGCTAATGAAGGTAAGCTGAGAAACAGTATCACCGGCACAGTGGACGGTTTTACCGCTCGGTTGGTGGTTGCAGCTGATTACGCTGCGTATCTTGAATTCGGCACCCGTAAGTTCGCTGCACGGTATGTAGCAACACTCCCGGCTGAATGGAGTGATTACGCTGCTCAGTTCAAAGGTCCGGGTGGCGGAACGATGGATCAGTTCATACAGGACATTATGCAATGGGTGCAGGCCAAAGGTATCGGTGGGTTGAAAACAAAATCTGGAAATACATCCGGGTCTAAATCATCACTTGCTGCCATGCAGCAGGCTGCCTATGCCATTGCGCTGAATATCCTGCAGAACGGAATAAGGCCGCATCCGTTTGTGTATCCATCGGTACAGCAGAATCTGCCGGTATTAGAAAGGAACTTAAAAAAGATATTTAACCCGTGAAGGACGTACATACACCGCTGATGAAACTGTACTATGCTGCGATATCCGGCCTCGGATACCCAACGTTTGAGGGGGAGGAACCGGACGATACGCTTGATAAACTGTATGTGGTTATCAATAACGTTACCAGCAGTGATATAAGCACGATGAACAGTACGGACGTTCAGGCACAGGTACAGGTTACAATAAACAGCTGGGAGGTTAAATACAATAACCGGGAGGCACTAAATGAGGCGGCAGATGCGATATTGCAGGCGGTAAAACTACAGCCGGGTTCAGAGTTTGACATGAGCGCTTACAACATGCAAATGCTGAACCTTCGGGTGATTACAGATAGAGATCAGAACTACGGGAAACTGGCTGGCCGGGTTTACATTTCGAGGCAGATAATTTTTGATCAACATATTTTTATTAAAGACTAAAATAAAAAACAATGGCAGAACATAAAGTACGGGGCGACAATAAGATGCTCCTTTGGATTGACCCTGCAGGAGGCACAGACTATGATATGGTCGTGTGTTTGCTACGTGTATCGAAAGAGGATACCGTCGCCGATACCGATGCCGCCAGCGCCTGCGGCCCGGACAGTTCTCCGGGTGCGCTCACTTTGAACTATACGTTTGAGGGGCAGCATCTGCAGGACCCGGCTACAGGGAAAATTTCCGGCACGTCGCTTCGGCAGTTACTCAGGAATAAAACCACCGTTGGCTGGCTGATTGCCCCTCAGACACCTGTTTCTGGTGATGAGATCGAAAGCGGGACCGGGTTTTTTACGTCGCTGAACAGTGAGTATGCCTTTGATACCGTTGGTACATTTACCGGCTCATTCAAAGCATACGGAACACCAACGCTCACCGAACAAAGTTAACGCATGGTAAGGATAGAAATGAATATCGGCGGACAGCTGAGATGGCTTAATTTCAGCCAGGGAACAAATATTTTGGTTCAGGATCTTATAAAAGACTATTCTGAACAGGATATAAAAGCCTTTGGGGCTTACTGCATCGTTTATGCAGCATTAAAGGCCGACCATATTGCGAAGGCAAAACCCGTTGACTTCACATTTGAGGATGTGTTTGGCTGGTGCGAGGCGCTGGAATTGGATGATTACAATAAAATCACCGATGCGTATTATGAATCCACCGGGTTTAAAAGGCCGGAGGTGGTAGACCAGGGTGAAAAAAAAAGCGAGGAACTTACCGAAGTGATTGTTACAGAGATGCCGGCAGGATAGGCTGGAAGGAAATTGATTTATTCACGAATAGCCCGGAATCGTTTTACTATGCGGTCGAGGGCTATTATGATAATCAGGAGGACCTTAGCGCCATGCTTCGTATTGTAGCATTCTACTGCGGGAATCTGAAAGAAGGAACGATCATGACAGACTTATGGAAACTACGGTCAGAACTGGTTAACAAACAGGCGCCGGTAATTGATATGACCAGTGATCAGTACCGGGATTGGATAAAAGAGAAATTTGAGTGGGTAAAACAATTTAAAAATAAACATGCCTAAATTCGAGTTTGTAGCAGAAGCCAATGTGCAGCCGGCGGTATCCGGGATGCAAAAACTACAGGCCGAACTCGGTAAAACTGCTATTGCCGGGGCAAAGGCTGATTCTGCACTGGCTAAATCATCAACAGCACTCGGTAAAACGCTTCCGGCAGGGGCTAATCAGGCAACCAATGCGCTCACGAACCTGGGTCGGGTGGTTCAGGATGCCCCATTCGGTTTTATAGGTATTGCCAATAACATCAACCCGCTGCTGGAATCGTTTCAGCGGTTGAAAACTGAAACAGGTACTACAGGCACAGCTTTTAAGGCTTTGGCAAGCTCAATGATTGGCGCCGGAGGGCTGGGATTGGCAGTTTCAGTAATAACGAGCCTTCTAACGGTATTTACCATAAACAGTGCATCGGCAGGTAATTCAGCTAAAGGGCTTGCTGTTAACCTTGAACCTTTGGCAAAGAAAGCAGAGGAGGCTAAAAAATCACAAAAAGAATTTGCGGATGCAACGCTTGAAGCGAGCAAGGCTACGCTAAGCGAAAAAGAAAACCTCATCCAGTTAAAGGCTGCATATGTTTCCCTCAGTCCCGAAATAGACAACATCACTGAGGCGATAGTAAAACAGGGTACTGCACAGTTTTTATTTGACAAGAAGAATACTGAAATACAAAAGCTACTTTCCCTTGAAATACAAAAGCAAATTGATTTACGAAAGAAACAGCGTCCGCTTGCCGGAGTTCAGGAGTTTTCACAGGATCTGTTTTCTAAAGACAAACTTACCTCCGGTATTGCCGCTACAAAGGACAGTATTAGACAAATAAATGACCTTTCTTTCGGGCTTGAAGATGCGTTTAAAAAATTGTTTTCACGGGCTATTAAAGTAAAACCAGAGAAAGTAGAAATTGAGAAGCCAGAAAAACTAACCTTCTTTGAGCCTGGGTTGGTTAAAGCAGGAGATCTGGCTATTTCCCCGAAGGTGGTTGTTACGCCAAAATTTGAGTTCTTCGAGAGGGATCCGAACGCACTTAAAAAAGCGCTGGAAGAATGGGTTAGTAAAGAGAAAGCTAAACAAATAGGGGAGGCTTTTTCTTCTATAATAAACCAAACGATGCAGTCAGCTATCAGCTCCCTTGCGGATAGTTTGGGGAATACGCTGTCTGGGAATGGATCTTTCGGGGATATTTTTTCTGGATTATACAAGGTATTTGGAGCCGGACTAAAGCAGCTTGGTCAGTATCTTGTAAAGACATACGCATTAATAAAAGCCATTGAGGAAGTAAAGTTTAAAAATGCGGCTGTCGGGATAGCTGTTGGTTTTGCTTTACAAATACTTGGCGCAACAATAGAAGCCCGGGTAAAAAGCCAAAATGCCTTCGCTTCCGGCGTCCGTAATTTTGAGGGTGGTTTTGCTACCGTTGGTGAACGGGGGCAGGAAAACATATTTTTACCCCGTGGATCAACGGTGCAACCAAATAACGAGGTGATGGCATTTGGGAGGGGTGGTATAACGTTGATGCCTTCAATAGCATACGACGGGACAAAGTTCAGGTTATTTTTAAATGAAGTAGATGCTAAGATTGGCCGCAATGGATAAAAAGCCCCGCCCTATGAAAGCGGGGGTGTACAATGCGGAATCCAATGATTAGAAAAAAATTGTTTCGCTGCAATTCTGGTTCGACCGGGTCTCCGGAAGCCAACGAACTGCGTGGTAAAGATACAACAAGGCCCTGTAGAAACAAGGGCCGCAGTAATTGTGGGTTATACTAACTCAACGCTATGAAAAACCATATTAAAAACCCCGGAAGTAACCCACCGGGGCTAAAACAAAACCCAGGTAACAACTAACAAGGATACGAATATATGGCATACGGTTTAAAATACCAAACACAATTTTCAAGTATTTCGGATGATAACAACCCGGAGCGTCTATATACCCTGCAATTCTGGTTTAAGGGGTATGCCGGTGGCCCTGCTACTATACAGGGCGCCGGGGTAACGGTTGAGCAAAAATGCACAAATGACGACCCGGTGGCACCGGTGAAGGGGCAGTATCTGGATATCTCACTTGTAAACGATGGTAATATACCTATATCGTCATTCCAGAGTGAGGATGACGACGGGGTACAGGTCCGGCTTCTGGATGAATCAACCAATATCGTATTTATCGGGTTTCTGGTTCAGGATGACTTCGGAGAAATAATGCTGGATCCGGGGCATGTGATAAACCTTACGGCAAATGACGGGCTCGGACTTTTGAAAGAAGTTACACTGCAGAACGCAGACGTCCGGCGTAAGTTTTATTCGGTAAGACAAACAAACGGAGTTAATACCGTTGTTTATGTATACGTTGCAGATACCGCATTCTACCCGCAGGCCGGCGATATCATTGAGTTTATTGGGTCATCATATACTATTTCAACAGCTGTGAAAGAAACAACCGTTATTTCGTCTATTGTTTATAACTGGACTATAACGCTAACCACAGACACCGGCGGGATAGCTTACGGGGATGAGTATATATATTTAACCGGGGAAGTGAATCTTACCGAGCGTAACAGTTTATTGTCTATGATAGCGGTTTGTTTGGCTCAAACGGGCATACCGTTGGTAACAAATGTATTCATGAACCTTTATGAGTACCGGCAGGATAATACGAGATCATGCCTGCCGCAAACACTTATAAGCAGTCAAACGTTCATCACCGGGGATTCTTATCAGGACTGCTATGAGGTTTTGACAAACATATTATCCACGTTCAAGTGTACGTTATTCCAGGCAAACGGGCAATGGCATATAATTAACTGGCTTGAATCTAAGCAATATACTGGTTATACTATGCCAGGATTCGTATTTGATGAAACATGGGCAGAGGTAGGAACAACCACTTTCGGTAATATTTTGCAAATAGGGCCAGCAGAAGAAACGCAGCATGTATTTCCGTTAAATATTACGTCATACCGGGGCTGGAAATACAGCAAGAAGAAATTCAGCTATAACAGTACAAAATATTTGATATTTAATGCAGACTTACAAGAACTTGGTGCATTAATACGAACTTACCAGGATGCCGGTAATGATATTTATGAATACGAACTACCTTACTGGCAAGACAGCGATATAAACACAAGTCAAGGGGATAGGTACATCCGAGTTATTAAGGATTTATCCGGGGTAGAGTTAGACAGGTATATAGTAATTACAGGCGGTACGCCTCCGCTGTTTTCTGCCTTTATGACTAAATCCAATGATATTGAAGTTAGGCAAGGGGATATAGTTGAAATATCGTTTAGTTACCGGACTGCCGCTTCACAATCAGTTTCAGGCACATCATACCAAGAGTTTGGGGTGAGGGTTTACGATGGTACGTTGAGTTATTGGGCAAGGAACAGGTATGTTACAATTTCTCCGTTGTCTATAACAGAGCTACATCCTCCTGTTTGGGATATACAAAACTCATGGCCAACATCCGATATTAATAGACTATGGGGCAACGCATTTACAGGCAATACAAACGAATGGATCACGGTCAGTATAAAAACTGGATCAGTTCCTGTTGATGGAATACTTAGTTTATTTTTGGCTAACCAAGATAATATAACACCACTTTGGGAAACAAGATATAAGAATTTAACGCTACGAATTATTCCGGCAATACGTGATTCAATAAATATTACAGGTCATACTCATAAACAAGAACAGGTATCATCCAAGAAAAATAATCAAGATATTGATATATATATCGATGACGCTCCCCGAAGTTCGATTTCAGGCGTATTATATCTCCCTACAAAAACTGGCGTAATTCAAGACCTAACCGCCATTTGGCGCTACCCACCAGACGCCTCCGGATGGAAACTCGGTGAAAGATCTACACTCCAGGAATTAACGTGGCGGCAAATGACCCGGACGAAATACACGGCTGAATTTACCGGGCTGTGGCAGAACGGGCTTCCGGTATCGTTATTAAGTTTGGCACGCATGGCGTTTAACCCAACCAAAATATTTACCTTTGGTACGCTGACAATAAATTACAGGGATAACAGTTACTCGGCAACACTATGGGAGCTATCGGATGAATCAGACCCGGAGTTTGACCCGGATTATGAGTTTAAATATTTATATTCGACGACATGAGTGATTTAGTACCAGGCATTGATTTCGTATTCTACGCTTATCGGGGTGGGCTGTGGAAACCATATATCTGCGCCAGGTCTGGCGACGACCCGGTGGAAACGGACTTTATTGAAACAACAGGCCCCGGATCCGGGAACTGGAGAACAATAAAGCCAACTGTTCACGGGTGGGCAAAGAATATTCAGGGAGTGATTGGGTTCGATGATTCCGGGACAAAACTGACCTGGCCTGACCTTCGCAGCATACAGTTCGCAAAAGAAAAACTACTCGTAAGAACAGTTTACACCAGCCGGGAGGGTAATACATACACCGAACAGGGTTATTGCTATATTCAGAGTTCGACACCCACGGGAAGTTTCGACGGAATAAGTACCTTTACCGTGGCGTTTAGGGGTACAGGTGCCATTACCCAAATATTAACCTTACCACCATCACCAACACCGGGAGATATGAGATATCCAGAGCAGGGCGATACAGCCCCCGCCACAACCGGGGCTTACACATGGGATTTACCGGGCATGCCGCCTACACTGATAAAACTGACCAATGTGGTTAAGGATGGGCGTGGGCGTTCTGATATACTTGAAGCCGGAACACCGGTTGGTAATGAAGTTCTTTTTACTGCCAACGGATCGGATGGGTTACTTACATTTCCGGAACCATTTGAGGCCGGGGAAACACCGCCATACATTCAATTTAATTACTTATAATGAAAAGAATACTATTTACACTGTGTTTTCTTTGGTCCGTTGCTTACGGGCAGCTGTGCGCAGATACAGATACTGTTATGGCAAACAGCGCAACGATGATCACGGCTACGACAGTACGTATAAACGGGACCACTTCTCACTTTTCTGGTTCAGTTACATCGTTGCAGTTAAAGTACGTTCGTACAGGTCAGACGGATACAGTTACTTCAACCGGGGTGGCGGCGCTTCGTAATCTTACCGGCCTGCAGGCGGCTACACAGTACATTTACTATTATAAAACGATCTGCGGTTCCGGAAGCCGGTCCCAAACCATAGGGCCGTACCGGTTCACTACCCTTGCTAATAATATCATTTACGTGGATGAGCGGCCTACCAGGTTTTACCATGCGGCTGTAGATTCTTCGTTCGGCGTTCCGGCTGGCGATACTATTGTGGGTCGGGAACCGTCAACCCGTCCGCAGATACGATACAAAACGAGTAACGGTACGTTCTATGCGTACTATCCGGCCCCGGGTTGTGCATGCTGGCGGCCATTGGCTATTGACAGTTCCGGTATCATCGGGCTTTTGGATGGTAAGGTTGACAGCGTTACCGTTTCGGGCGACAGTTTGTTTTACTGGAAGGTAGGCGTTTCGTATGGGTATATCCTGCCGTCGCTAAACAATGTATGGCGCAATACAGGTAACATTGGTATTGATACAAGCGTTAACTGGCTCGGGACGAATGATAATACCGATTTGGTAATAAAGACAAACGGGGTTCGTAGGTTTACATATAATGTCAACGGGGCTTTGGGTTTGGGGCTGCCTGCAGATTACGGAACAAGCGGGTATTTACTCCAATCGCTTGGAAGTAGTTCCGGGAATGGGTGGGCTGCTGTATCAAACGGATTGACGGCTGGTACAGGAACGCTTAAATTAGGCGGCGCATTAACCGAGAATACAAATATTGCAGCAGCCGGCTTTGATTTCAGCGCAACTAATCTCGGAACAGCAAGATTTTCAACATCCGGGTCAAAAAAAATAAATCTATCTGCCACAAACGGATCGGATAGTTCATATTCATTCGTTAATAAAACTACTGTAGGCCCGATCAATACATTTCATACCGGGGTTGGCGTATTTAATAATGCAAAGGCTGTAACAAGCGAAACAATAACAAGCGGCGGTACAAATTCATATCCGTTAACCAAAGTAACGACATGGCACGCCAGCAGGTTTACAAACTGGCTACTTGTTGATACAAACTATATTTCAATGTATTCAAACAGGGCCGGAGTCGAATCTTTTGTAGATGTCAGGCCGGATTCTGTTTTTTTGTGGCATGGGGTTGATACATCTTCATGGCTTACGATAAAACAAGGGTCAGCGGATCAATTTGCAACAGATAGTCTTAAATGGGGAATATCCGGGGGTTCTGCTGCAGTATATTTATACCCTAATGAAACTAAAATATATGGAGGGAGCAAGGAGCTGGAAGTAACAAACTCTGGCATTGAATTTACCCTCGGCTCCGACGCCACCGGTGATATCTGGTACAGAAACTCATCCGGATTCATGGCAAGGCTGCCAATCGGTACATCGAAGCAGACCCTGCATGTGGTCGGTGGGGTTCCGGCATGGAGGGATACAGCCGCTGCCGGCGGCTCCCTATCCATCGGCTCCGCCATCACATCTGCCACGGCTGGAAGCGTGCTGTTCGCCGGAACGGGAGGGATACTGCAACAGAAGAACAGCGATTTTTTCTATGACAGTGCAAACAACAGACTTGGTATAGGAACAAATTCTCCTCAATATCCAATACACCTGCTAAAAACGCAAAATGCAGCAACACGTTTTGTTGTTGAAAACCAAAGTTCGGGATCGTCGGCGTTTGCAAGTTTTGATCTTGCACGTTCTTTTGGTGCTGATTACTACGCTACGTTCGCTTATGCAAATGAAAGTTCTGGGATATTTACCCCTCTTTCATTAAATATCACAACGGCTTCCGGTTCAACTGGGGGGATATTTATGAATGCTGTGGCATCAGCTCCGATAGGATTGTCAACCAATAATACAAGGAGGATGACAATTACCGGGGCTGGTGATGTAGGCATAGGTAACACCTCTCCCGGGGAAAAATTGGAGGTTACAGGAAATGTAAAGGCTTCCGGTAAAGTGATATCCAGAAACGTTATTTATCAAACATCGAACGCTTCCGATGCTGATTTTAC